GCAATTACATTATTCAGGCATAAAAAAGGAAAACTCAATGGTGAACCCATTAACTGACCTGACTTCTGATCTATAGGATCTATCCCAAACTTGTTATAATTAGGATAGTGTATCTCATGTTCATAAAGTGTATTTCTATATGCTTTCAAATATTCCGAAGGAATATCGAGATGTGCAAAAGAACTTTCTAAACCGAGTTTTGTATAAAAGATCTTCAAGTTGTCAGTAGCAGCGGAGTAATCCCCTGAAACAAAATGAGAAAATTTCATCCCCTTACTCTTAAGGTAGGTTTCCCTCTCAATCATTCTATAAATATGGTCTTCCCGTAAGGGATCGCCTATTAATTCAAATTGAGAGAACCTCCTTAAGTATGAGAATAAGGATTTTTGATAACTCTTTGATAAATAATAGTCCACAGATGGACCTTTTGTGATTAGTCGAACCTTCAAGGGTTCAAGGATAGCTGCAACCATAGCTTTAGGCTTAGTTGCTAAGAATCCGAATAATTCTCTGGCAATGGGTTTCCGAACTCCACGGAGTTCCTCTACCCTACCAGGACTAATCTCTATCATACGATAAAGGACGGAGTTAACTCCATCTCTTATTAAAGAGCCACATAAATCCTTTTCTATATCATTGTCACCATATACATCATTGGCAATATCTAAGATTTCACCACGTGATCCACCTTGAGAGCGTTTACGTTCCCAACAAGCACTGTTACTAATTTCATATTCTTTATTAATGTTTGGCTTAAAGCCCTTAAAGAATTGCAAGAAATTTTGGCGATATTCTTCCGGTTGAACGGAATAGTAGAAGCCATCGCTGGCCCTGAGATCGCATGTTGTATCAATTTTACTTAATACATCTCTGTGCTTTAGCATAGTTGAGTAAATAAAGCCATCATTAGCGAATTCACAAGCCCTTTTGACCCCTTGTAAAAGAGACCAAAAGAGTTTTAAATTCTTATTAAAGTGACATTTTGATATCATTCTTTCCACCCACCAAGACCGAACCTTACAGTTCCCAAGGAAAGGGTACTTAGTACCTGGGACACCTTCTGGTTTAGGGGGTAAATCATTTTTCAGAAAGAATGCAAGAGGATAAGCAGTATAGTATTTTAATGTTTTAATAAAATCAACATAAGGTATACTGATAAGAGAGACAAAAACAGATAAAAGACTTTCTGTACTGATATTTATTCGATCACGGACCTTAGGGTCGGCATCGTCCATGCAATCAATGATTGCACGTGCTGCTTTTAAAGCAGATTTAACATGAATAATAGGTAAATCAGACCAATACAGAGAAGTTTTCTTTCCATTAGAGCAACGTGGCTCACAACTCAAAGATACAGCTAGGGATGCTCTTGTAGCATCGGATAGTGTTTCTTTTAGCAAGAGTTGTGTACCAGTTTCACCAGCCTTGGTGAACTTGCCGCGTAACA